TGTTTGTCAAAGTCATGCCACCTTGTGGTTTCCAATCTTCAAAATGTTTTTCGACTTCCTGTTTAGCATAAGTGTGCGGCATAACCCCATCGGCGTAAGCCTGATCACCTCTAAATTCGATATAGAAATCTAACCCATACTCGTCACCAATTCTATCTATTTCTTTTAACACCATTTCTCCCCATTCATCCCTTGACAGGTTTTTCATTGCGTTTTTTACCTCATTTTCAGATTTTGGTTTTAATACGTCCCCTAATGATTCTTTTACATTAGTACGCAACCAATCCAATATTTTCCTTCCTGCTTCATCATTGTTTTTCCACCCTGAATCTTCGGCACTATATAAAGCGTCCATTACTTCTCGCCTAGTAATAAATTTTTCATAAGTTATAAGGAGCCATTCAATAAGATTCATAAAACCCATATAAATCGATTTTTTTAATACATCGTATCTAAACTCTGAATCTGTTTTGAATTTTTCATCAATCTCAGCCTGCATCATCATTTCCTTAATGATCAATTGTTTTGTTTCTAGGTTTCCTCCATCATTAAATGCCACCCATAGGTTTCCGTTTCCTTGTCTTTCTAAAACCTCGCCACCGTGTTTTAATGCATATCTTACTAATGCCATGGAATCTCGATGAATACCTGCTCTTAAAAATCTTGTTGGGTCATTTTCATCGGTAATTGGCCATTCCTTTTCTAGTCCTTTAATAATTTCTTCTTCTGATTTAGGTATAAACACGTTTGTTAGGGATTCAACTATATTAGAATAAGGCTTTATCAAATCTAAAAAGCCCTTAAATGATTTTATCTCAAAGTTGCTAAAATATGTGTTTCGCCCATTTGCAAAAAACAATTGTGGTAACATATTAAATTTGGGATCGAAATAACGGCCCCAGACCCTTAAAACCAGATCTTTATTGGTATTTGGATAGAATACAAAGCCAAAAACATAATAATCGGTGCTAAAAAGGTGTTCTCCAGCTTTTTTCCATTCATAATGTTTCATAACATACTTTAATATCTTACCGTAAAGCGAATTTTTCTTTTCTATTAAATCAATTATTTCCGACTCGCTTTTCGCTTTTAGTACATCTGTCAAAGATTCAGATACAGGATCGATATCCATCGAATTTATTACTCCGGCGACACTTTTAGGTTTTAATATGCTTGCTACAGATTCACGAACGAGCTTCATGTATTAACTTTTATTTATATATTTAGACTCTTTCTGGAAGATTAAATATATAAAATAAAACCACTGAATGATTCAGGATATTTACATTCGATCACCCAGAGATCCCAACTATGTTTACGGAATTTTACAACACTCTGACCCTATTGAGAGTATCATTGCAAAGATCAGAATGATGTTTGGAACTACTCAAGGACAAGTACTTGGAGACTTAAATTTTGGCGTGGGATTAGAGGATTTGGTGTTTTCGACACGTATAAACAAGATGGAATTGGAAGAAAAAATTAAGACACAGATAATGCAATATGTTGATGAATCAGCGAATTATAAAATAGAACCCCGGGTTTCTTTTGGAAAAGAAGATGGATACGACTACGCAGTCGTTGATATTTTCATAAATGACCAGAAAATAATAGGAGTATTGGTACAATAATATGAAAGCTAAAAAGGTATACGAAGCACTTGAGGTGAATGAAGCTATAAGTGATATTTTGAAACCAAAATCAGATGAAGAGCTGAAGAAACTTTCATGGAATTTTGTTAATGGAAATTCATTTAATATACAAATACCTAGAAAAACAAAGAGCGGGCATGATGTAATTTTGGTTTCAAAAGGAACAAATTATACAAAGGAACAGTTTAATCAATTAGTAAGAAATTTTGATCCATATGCAAAGAAAAGAGCACTTGAATTTATGAAAGATACGTTTGGTAAATCGTTTTTATCTGGATTTATTTTTATAGGTGGAGAATGGAGGTTACCACAATGGAATTACGATGGAACACTTACACAAGAATATCCATGGAAAATTCCCAACATGTTTATAAATCCTCCACCAACGAAAGAGGAAATAGAAGAGTTACCTGTATTTCCGGTGCAGATTACCCGTAAATATCGTAACTTTTGATTTTTTACAATAATATGAAAGCTAAAAAGGTATACGAAGCACTTGAGGTGAATGAAGCTATAAGTGATATTTTGAAACCTCAATCCAAAGAAGACATGAAGAAAACTTCTTGGGAATGGGTAAAGGGTGATGAGTTTGAGGACAAAATTCCAAGGGTTACAAAGGATGGACATGAGGTATTTCTCATAAATAAATTTTCCGATAAACGATATAAGAAAAAGGGACATAATATGCAAGGAGTATCCGGATTGATATTTATACAAGAAGTTGAAAAGGGTTATGAACACTATTGGCAATGGAATATGGGAACTTGGAATTTTGATGGATCCTTACGACCATTTTATGAGTGGACAACCCCGGGAATGACAATAGATCCTGTGACTCCAGAAGAATTGGAGAAATTACCGGATTATGAAAAAAATTAATTTAAGATATGGCAACAAATAAAGTAACTTTTGATTTTTTCAAGACATCTAGAATTAGATTCTCTGAACTCTATCAAGACGCGATAAATTTTGTAAAGGCTACATACGAAGACGTTGGCCAGTACTTTACGATGGCCTCACCAATGGGTCAATTGATGCAGATCACCCTCCACCTTGGAAGGATGATCCTCTACTATATAGAGGACTCAATCACAGAATTGAACATTAACACTGCTTCTAGGCCAGCAAGCGTAAAAGGCGTTGCTTCATTAACTGGTCACAATCCATCAAGAGCCATGTCCGCTAGGGGCACACTCCGGTTCACATATAATGGATCAAAACTGTCCATTTATGGTAACACAGTTGCCATACCAAATTACTCCAGGTTATCCTCAACCATCAATGGATTAACATACACCATAGTGCTCCCGGGAGAAGAAATTAGAATGGACCTTACGGGGATAAACAATTTCATAGATGTAAACATTGTTCAGGGAAAGATCGAATACCAACAATCAACCGGGACCGGTGATGCACTCCAATCATATAACTTTCAAAACAAAAAAGGTGCAGGCATTGACAACTTCTTCGTTAATGTTTATGTAGATGGTAAGAGATGGGAAAAGAAACAATCCATCCTCGATATGTTTTACCAGGAACAATCTGTGATGGTAAAAACTGGAGTAACAGGAGGAATTGATCTGTTTTTCGGAAATGGGTACCAAGGACAGATACCAAGACTTGGCGCTACGATACTTGTGGAATACCTATTAACTGATGGAGAACCTGGAAACATCAAGACTCCATCTTCACAATCAATATCAAACTGGAAATTTGAGACAAAGGGATTTGCTTTAAATGGAGAAGAGATTGACTTGAATAAGATACTCAAGGTTGCTATAAAAAACGACATCATCTTTGGAACCTTAGAGGAACCTCTCTATTTAACGAGACTCTTGGCTCCTCACATGTCACGTTCATTCACCCTTGCTAACGCAGACAATTATATCTATTTTCTTCGTAAACTCAATATGTTCACGATTGTGGATGCAATCCCTGGATTTGCCACGTTTGAAGACAAGTTTGCATTTGATAAATATACACAAGCAAAATCAGCACATGAACAACAAACAGATGAATATCGTAGGTTGTTATCAACCGTTGGGGCAAGTTCAACCCTTTCTTTGGCAAAGAAGGTGATGGTTGAGAATGCGCAGAACGAATTATACAAGTGGACAGGAATACTTGAAGAACAAAAGAAAGACGACAACACTGTTTATCTTTTCTTGGTTCCAGATGTAAATAAAAGAATATCTGCTGCTCAGAATTATTACACCTGTCCAATGAGTTCATTTATTTTGACGCCAAACGAACAAACAGCCATACTCGATCTTATTGAAGAGAGCGGACAGAGAATCATAACTGTGGATAACGCAATCATGACTCTCAGATACCCTCGATTCGTATTAAACCTATCTCTTGTTATCTATGAAGGATTCGAATTCGATGTGATAAGAGAATCAGTTGTGTCAAAAACTTCTGAATACTTCTTAAGAAACACCAGAAGGGATCGTATACCACAATCTGATATAGTTCGTATAGTAGAAGACATCGAAGGTGTGGACTCTGTGACTGTGTGGTTCGATGCCGACCTTAATAACTTTACCATATATGGAAATGGATATGGAATTGATGACTATGGAGACATATTGTTAGAAAGATATGTTCTCGACGCATTTGGAAATAAGGTTCCCGTTAAGGATTTGTATCCATTGATAAGAGGTGGGTTTGAATCTGTAAACGGAACAACATATGATGATTCATTGGAGAAAAACAAACTATCGACCGTTAACATAAACCTAAGAGGAATAACACCAGTGGATTTCAACACGACGAATAACAAAACTATTGTAAGTAACCTATAATGAAAGCAAAGAAAGTATATGAAGCAATAGAGGATGTTTTCAAACCTAAACCAGGGGAAGAGGTCATGAAGAGTCTCGGAGAACACGGCCCACTTTATGCAGAAATTACTTCAAATCCATTGTATAAAGAATTACAGGATCTTGGGTTTGAATTGATTTCCGGGAAAAGACAACTTGATAATGGAACGGTAAAGTTTAACACCACAAGACCCGTTAAATTAAAACAATCTAATGTTAAAGAAATTTCATTTCGTTTGAGAGGTGGTGGGTATTTTCGAGTAAACGGAAACCCAATGTATAAATGGACCAAAGCACCTACACCGGAAGAAGCGTTAAGATACACCGTTGATTGGGTAAAAGATCCAAAAC